CAAAATAGGTAGGGGAAGCACCGACATAAATACCGTTGGCATCGGAACAAGTAAGTGCAACCTTCAAGGTAAACTTTACAGGATTCACTCGATTACCAACACGATTTGATTGGCCAGTCCCCTGACCTATTGCCGGTATGAGATTAGTGATAGTTGTGTTGCTTAAGTAGTTGTAAACTGGCATAGATGTCGACGAATACTGGTTACATTTCGTCTCAATTGATCGTTTGAGAACTTTCTTGACAGCCATTCGAAACTTCTTTGAAATACGTTTCTTAGGCGTGTACTTGCGTCGCTTAGTACTTCGATAAGCACGCTTATATTTACGTTTATACGCCATTGTGTTATTTTCAAATAATGAAAATTCAGTAGGGGCCCTGAGGTTCGGGCCCTGAGGTGGTGGGTAATACTACGGCCCAAGGGCCTTGCCACCACCTCTCTTACGGTCGTGTAGCGTCTTTCCGACTGAAAGACGTTCGCTGCGGTTACGGCGAAGTCGCGCTGCTGCGCTCCAAATGTACGTTTGGCCGAAGTCGCGGGGCCCCGACGCGGCTGCTGCCGCGTCGCCCGCTCCAAAAAAAAAAAAAATCAAAAAAAAAAAGCACAGGGACTTCGTCCCTGTAACCCTTACCGGGGACTTTTCAGTTTGTCTTTTTAAGATACGCCTACATTTGTGGAGTTGAAGTCCAGTTTTGTAGGCTAGGGACATTATCATTATTTCGAATGCCAGGAGGATCTTGTCGTTTCTGTTTTACACTCAACAATTACACTGATGAATCTGTTGCATGGTTTGAACAAAGTACTATATTCAAATACGTTTGTTTTGGTAAAGAGGTGGGTGAGTCTCTCACTCCGCACTTACAAGGTTACTTTGAATTCGAAAATGGTTCGAGAAAGTCAGTGCAAGCATGTGCCAAGTTTTTGACAGATAATGGTCTTGTGCAAAAGCCACATCTTGAGGCAGCTAAAGCAGTAGCTGCCGATGCTATTAAGTATTGTGAGAAAGATGGGCAGTTCTGGGAGAAAGGATCTCGTCCTAAAGGATCTGGTAAGCGAACTGATCTTGATGCTGTTTATAAATCCATTACTGATGGTTTATCTGTTCAGCAAGTGGCTCAAGCTCACCCTGTGGAGTTCATCAAGTTTTCGAAAGGAATAGAAAGGCTAATTGCTATCTCAATGCCTCGTCGAAATTGGAAGACGGTGGTCTATTGGCTATGGGGACCAAGTGGGAGTGGAAAATCCCGGTGGGCTTGGACCCAGTATCCAGACGCATATATGAAACAAGCGACTACGAAGTGGTGGTGTCACTACGAGGGCCAGGAGTGTGCTATTATAGACGATTTTCGTCCCTCGAAGGAAATGCCCTTCAATTTCATATTAAACCTGTTCGACAGGTATCCTCTGATGTTGGAAACGAAGGGTGGACAAGTCCAATGCTTGTTGAAGACAGTAGTGGTAACATCCCCATACTCACCAGATCAGATGTTGGAACACTTGGATTGGGTTGGAATAGAGATGGGGACCCAATTGAAGAGGAGATTGGATCATGTGATCCAATTCCCCCAGCTAGCTATGATGTTTATGGATGGTGGAGTGAGGGAGGCTTAGATGAGTTATTAAAAGATTTTAATTAATTAAGCATCTTTATACATCACTTCTGTTATGAAATAGTAGCCTCCTATCACACTAGTAGCTAAATTGGTGCCATCAGTTTGAGTGGCAGCTATACCTAAATACAAATTGTCATTTGAGACTGCGCTAATCGCATCTTGATACAACCAAGTCTTTTTGACATGCTTTGTCAAGTCAAAAGAAAAGGTTCGATTGGGATTGGACTGTGAATACTTTCCAGGTCCTGCAGTTGATGAGTTAAAATTGGATAAGCAAACACGTCTCTTTGCTAACAGTTGAAACTTGTCTGCGTTAAGACGACGTAATCCATCTGTTACGAGACCAGTATATTGGATAGAAGAATTGTCAGCTTCTAGAAAAGCTTGCATATCAACGGCGAGAGGTTGTCCGATCGTTTCATTGGCTTCTTTCCAACGAAAAACATACAGATCAAAATAGGTAGGGGAAGCACCGACATAAATACCGTTGGCATCGGAACAAGTAAGTGCAACCTTCAAGGTAAACTTTACAGGATTCACTCGATTACCAACACGATTTGATTGGCCAGTCCC